AATAGCATCACTTCCATCATGTACCCCGCACAAATCAGTAGTACCAGCATAGATTTTAGGGAAGTATAAAGGAACTTCTGTGCCCCAATATTCGTTACATTTCACTAAACCCTGTTCAATGATTTGCTTAGCCATTTTGTGACTTTGAATACTGTAGGGATTAGAACCGGGCTCGGTAACTATACCGGTCTTGATATAATCCTCAAGAAACTTGTGCATACGTGTCCCACGACCTGCTGCCTCAGTTGTAATCTCTTGTGCCTTTTGAACACCAACTCGTTTACGCCAGTTTTGTAATGCTTGTTTACTTTCTTCTGATTTAGTTGCGTCTAGTATAGTTGTAACGCTGGGAAGTTTTTCGCCGTCTGGCGTAGCATATCTACGTTTACCTTCGATTTCTACCCTACTCATGGGTATATAGTTGTATTTGTTTGGATTGTACATTATAGTCAATTATAGTTGATTATAGTACTAATGTCAATTAAATTCGGAAACTTTCTCCGCATCCGCATTTGTCACGTTCATTAGGGTTCAAAAATTCAAAACCCTCATTAAGTCCATTGCGGACATAATCTATTGTCATACCTTGAAGGTAGGCACAACTTTTTGGATCAACATATAGTGAGCAACCATCGCAATCAATCTTTAAATCTTCTGCCATTGGTTGATCAACATATTCAAGGACATAGGCTAAACCAGAACAACCTGTCGTTTTGACACCTATTCTGATTCCTAATCCTCTGCCTCTTTTAGCAAGAGTTTGTTTTACTTTGTTTGTTGCTTTATCTGTTACAGTTATCATTGTGTTGGCATAGCACTTTGTGCCATTTGTTGTACAACTTGTTGACTTTGTGATGGATCCGCTGACGGTTGAGTTTCATCATGTCCTTTAAACACAACCTTATCACCTTGAATATTAGATATAACGGTGTTTAGTGGAGGGTTCTTTATCATATCATACAAGTCGGTGACATCTAAAACGATATCACCTTTATCTTGTAGATAAGTTAAAAACTCGTCCGTCGTGTAACTACTAGGATCTATTATACCGTTATCTAAATCAGTTTTAAGTTGATTGACAAGAACGATAAGTTTAGCACTCGCCGGATCAGCAAGTTCAAATAGAAACATATTATCTCTTTGCTCTACCGACGCCACCTGATGCAGGCATTTCTGGTTCTTCTGGTGGCATACCAGCATCCATACCCATATCAACTTCTTCTTCGCCTGCAGCCATACCAGCATCTAAACCTGTGTCCATACCAGCTTCAGCACCCAAATCAGCACCAGCATCAAATGCTGCGTCTACTGCTTGACCAGTTAAACCATTCAACGCATTCTTTAATGTGGTTGATGCTTCTTTCAATGAAGCAGATAATGTGTCTAGTTGGCCAGAAACTTGGTCATTGTATGTTTGACTTTCGTTAACACCAATTTCACTTTCGATACTTGATACTAATGCTGGTAGTTCTTTAACTTGCATTTGACCTACATCTTCTAGCATCTTCTGTACTTGGTCTACCATATCTTGTGCTGCTAGTACAACTTGTGACTTCTCAACTTCTTCATTCTCAACCATGATTCTTGGTTGTGGAAGTGAACGTAGTTCGTTGTAGTGGTCACTAAGTGCTTGCTCCATGAACACCAATTTCATATAAGAAGTTGATGATTGACTATTGTGATAGTCAGGGGATTGCTTTGATTCATTCATCAAACCGCGAACTTTTTGAAGCATAGTGCGGGTAGATGACATAGACATGTTATCTACATTGAATGAGGTTTCATACTGTTCTTTCAATACTTTAGTAGAGAGAGAGCGGCGATTGTGATTTAATTCTGTTAATTTCATAGTTATATTCCAAAGAAGTATATAATATATTTATCTTTTCTTTCTGTATTATGCGGATTTGTTAAATCGTTTATCTTGCCAAATCCTAGAACTATTCACATAACCCGCTAATTCGTCGGCGATCTGTTTGCGTTCCATCTTTTCTTCACCCAATTTAGCTAAGTAAATCAGTTTTTCTTCTAAATTTTTAGCTTTTTTTACTAATTTTTGATGTACTAGTATCTCACTCTCTACACTAGCCAATCTATTATCCAAATCTAAAATACGATTAGATTCGTATATGTTGTTCCTTTTGTCAAAGGTACACCAGGATACAGCATTTTTTAATACGTTAAATGATTTTGCGCCTGCTATACTGTCTTTTTCCACAACATAATAATCATTGTTTTTTTTAATTGCGTATTGGTTGAATAAGAAATAAGATCCATCTGGTCCTTGTAATATAGACAATTCACTTAACTTCTCCATTTCTCTATTGGATATTGTTTTTGTAAATTTATGTAGTAATTTGTCGCTTATCATTTTGTTAACACTTTAAAATATATGTTTCTTAACTCATCACTGGTATCCAAAAACATGGGTAATTGGTTCCATTCTGTATGGCATTTAATCATGGGCACTTGATCACAATCACGGTACAACCAACCCAGTTCGGATATCCCGTCATAAAATACGCTAGGATGCTGTACAGCAAAATCAAAGTTCCAGCATGGGTAAGTTTCATTATCTTGTTGCTCAAACAAAAATCCAAACTCAGTACATTCGTCAAATCTTATTTCTATTTTTTCTGGGCTACGTACAACTTCAGGCTGGCTACGTAATGAGATTGCTTGTTGCACCGTGTCAAAATTGCTTTGTGTATTGCGTTTATGATGCCATTCCTTGTCCATATCCGGACGATGACGGTTAGGTACATTAGTTTGCGTAATATCAAATAGGGTATAGCAAGAGATAATGTAACTCATACTAGTATTTAACAGAGGTAAAAAAAACCCTAGAAAATCTAGGGTTCTTTTAGACAGATATTGATTAACCTGTGAATGTAGCTGAAGCTGAAACAACTACTGAATTAGCTACGCCACCGGCTGTTAAGCCTGCACGAATAGCTGTTTGTAATGTTGCTGTAGTCCATGCTGCTGTTGGATACACAGCCATTGCTAATGTATCAGGACCTGCAGTTGTGAACTCATAGATGTAAACTGTAGCTAATTGCTGTGTAGCTTGGATAGCTAAAGAAACTTGAGTACCTGTCAATGCGCTTGAACCAGATGCTGTAACTGTGAAGTAGTCTAGTTTAGGACCTTGTGGTTGAACTGTTGCGCCAGAACTAACTGCGTTTGCACCACTGTTTGTATATGATGGTGAGTCAAAGTTGATTACCGGTAGAAAGTCACCGTTTGTTTTTGTAAATTGTGCCATTTTATAATGCCTTTTAATAAGTTGAAGCCTACTGCTTCATATACTTATTTATGCCAGAAGTAAAAAAAACACGGTTTTGGCTTAGCGGCCGGCGAGATTTTGGCGACTAAATCCCATTCTATCAACGAATTTTAAGCCATTTGATACGAAACCTTCATGTGTTTCTGTGCCATCATCTAATTGACCCTTGACTGGACTTGCTTCCGCTGCTTTGTTAAGCTGGTCTACAATAGACATTTTTAACTTATACATCTCTACCCAAATAGTAAATGCCCCAACTAATGCTTCCTGATTACTTCTAAGATATTCAACTATCTTAGCTTTCATCTTATCTGTCATTGGTCTAGCTTCTACAAAATCCATGAATCCATCAAGCATATTATTTAAATCGCCAGCTACAATTTTCTTATTAATATATACAGTAAATAACTGATTAAATGTATTACGTGCTTGTGGAGCATTATCCATCATCTGGTCTACACTAGCGCCGTACTTTTTAATAGCATTTTGAGTACTTTTAACTAATGATGTGTCAATTTTCATTTTAGGAGTAATTGGCATAGCACTAGGGACAATAGCAATATTGCTATTATTCTTAAGTTGTCCAATTGATCCGTCTAATGAGGTAGCTTGATCCGTTGTCATAGCGTTAGGAGCCAAATATTGATGTACTGCAATTCCACCTTGTTTTCCTGCTAACAATTGTCCAATATCACTATCAGCAACTACTTTATACGTGATACCATTTGGATTAGCTTTAAAGATATACAATCCGTTTTGTTCCTTCAGTGGCTGGCTGAACAACAAGTCTCCCCAGTAATAACCTTTAGCACCGGTTGATGCTTTTGCTAATCCTGGCCATATCTCGGCCATCAACGCATGTAACCCCGCACGGTCTACTCCCCTAGCCTGGTCATATTGCATAAACTGTTCCGGACTGAATACTTGACGACCAGTTCCATCTTTCTTATTGAACATATGCTTGTCCATGATAGAAAACTTGCCGCGACTATTACGACCAAATATCAATGCAGGATATCCGTCCCACTTAATAGTAACAGTCTTAGGATTCTTTACGGTAGCTATGCTTGCTTCTAACGCACGATTAGCACCAGCACTTCCTCCCAAAAATATCAAATCTTCTGGATGATCTAAGTGACCTTTATCTTCTTTTAGAGAGGAGATTTTATCTACTTTATCTCTAAGTATTGCTAATGATTCAGCTAGGTTCACGGTTCTTCCTTAATGATTTGGAAAATCTCTGCTGGTCTTTGCTTTTAATAGCACTTAGTAACTTCCGCTCCAATATCTGTGCTTGTTCCTCAGGGTAATGCTTATTAATTAACTCAAGTAAATTAATAGCACTGGTTATGATATTATGGGCTCTACTTTCAATAATGTGACTAGTATCACGGTTATTTCCAAGTGCTTCTAATTCCTGCAAGAGGGAGCGGGTTTGTTTTTGCATATAATTATCCTACTAGTATTTATACGATTATGGTATAATTATTTCTTTAACGAATTCAACAAAGACTTGAATTTTGAACCTTGAACATCGGCATGAACTGTTCTAGCTAACGGCTCTACTGTTATCTCACCGGTGCTTCCATCAATTGTTTCAACAACTGTAGATTGCGGCTTTAATGTACTCATAATGTCATTTGCGCTTGGCTTGGGAGTATAACTCTGTTCTCCGTCAATACCTGGATCACTAATACGCATAGTCTCAACGTCATATTCTAAATCAATCTTCATGCCCACACCTGTTGAACTACGACTTTTCATACATTGAATCTGATACTTACCACGTTCACGCATACTACGACTTGTGAAAATACCAAACACATTATCTGCTGTATTAATTTTACTGATACCACCGGCAATATGACTGTGATCAAACTCAATCTCATCAACCGCAGTACGATTCAACTGACTGGCTGTTACTAACAATACACCAAGTTCTTTCGCTAAATTACGTAATTCTTCTGCTACATACTTGTCTTTAATAAACTGATCAGTTGGATTAACTTTAATACTTACTGGCATAACTAAATCTAAGTAATCAACCATTACAAAGTCAATTCTAATACCAGTCTGAATTTGTACCTCTTTTAAATAAGCACGTATATCATTGACGGTACTTTGTGCCGGTAACTGTTTCACACGATACTTGCCAGACTTCTTGCCTGCCATCTTAACACGTAGTTCTGTTGTATCAATATCTTTACGAATTGCTTTTGTACCCATCATGGTCAACATAGCATCTGTTCTTAGTGATGTTAATTCTTCACTCAATTCTAATGTGATATATGCTCCACTCATTCCCATTTGTAACCAACTTAATGCGAGATTCATCATCACCAATGATTTTCCTGAGCCTGACCCGCCTGCAAAGATATTCAATTCGCCCCTACTCATACCACCATACAGAATACGATCCATTTGTGGCCAGCCGGTAGATACTTGTCCACCGCTGTTAAAGTATTTGTTGATACGACCTTTAGGATCAGCAAAGTAATCTGTACCCATGTCTTTCTGTAAACTAATCTGTACCGCATCTTTGATTAGTTTCTCTACTGGTTCAAAATCGCCCTTCTCTAATAAATCTGCTGCTTTAAGAATAGCACGTTCTAGTTCTTGTCGTTTAGTAAATGCTTCAAATTCATCAAAAAACCATTCAAAATGTCCGTCATTTAAATCAGGCACCGCCTCAATTTCTATCCCAGTTGTTGCTTTAATCTGTGTAGCATCAGGTAATACTCTATATTTGTCTGTATGTGACTTGTACATCTCGGCTACTGGACGTAAAGATCGGTCAAAGTTCTCACTGTTCATAATGTTCATAACACGGGTATACAATTCCGCATTAGTAAGCATCATTCTCAAAAATAATTTCTGAACGTCTGGGGTATATTCTATCTGCTTTTTAGTTTCTTGCTTTGCCAATTTTCTTCCTCTGCATTTCTATTTTGATTTTACTATTAGTAGCACACTGTAGTATACTTAATAGGGTAGGTAACTTCCCATATTTTACCACAGCGTCATTTACATCTTTTATATCATCGTCCCAATCAGGTAAGCTAACACTATAGCCCAATTCTAATGCTTTGTCACACAATGCTAATCCTGTCTTATCTCTATCTGGAACTACTATAATTTTTTTATTCAACGTGCTTAATAACAATGATTGGTCACTACTTATGTCATCGTGCATTAACGCAACACCATCGATACTTAGCGCATCAAATATACCTTCTGTTACAATACATACTTGCCATGCTGATTTCTGTCTGTCAATATTAAACACATATCCAGGTTGTTGAACATTAAGATATTTAGGCGATTTATTATCTAAAAATCTACTAGTATTACCTACAATTTTATTTTTATAAAAATATGGAATAATTATTCTGTGTTCTTTTCTACTGCCATATCTTCCTGTTCCTTTAGGTGTTACTACAAATGGATAACTGTCGTAATGTATCCCGCGCTTTTCTAAATATTCAATATATCTAAAATGTCTAGGATTATCAAGATTTAGTTTTTCGCTATCTTCAGGCAAATCAACTTTATAAAATCTTATATCTTCTTTTGTTTTATTTTGTTGAGTAAAATCTAATAAGTCTTTATGTTGTAAACTTTCTAAACTCCATCGTTTAACTTGCTGGTCATCAATGCCGCACCATACTAATAGATTGCGAGTCTTGGCACTTATTGTTCTGCCCAATACAAAGTTACATTTGAATCCACAATTGAAACAATGCATTGACCAGTTAGTGCCATCAAACTTGATGCCACCTCGCATTCGTTTATCTTGTCTATGACCAAAGTGGGTACAACAGATAGCATTGAAGCTAGTCCAGCCAGAACTTGTTTGTTTCTTTTTACCGGGTAAAATAGACAGGATATCAAACATCTACTGATTGTAACACAATCATAATGTTAAAGCAAATTATCTGGATAATATATTTGTTACTGCGCCCGCATTGCTAGTGAAT